CTGACAGAGGATTCTCTGCCAGGAAAGTGCAAGACTTGGGTCTAATCACGGGTATCTCGTGTACCCTCCGGTTCCCTGCCCTGAAGAAACTGGAGTTGAGCGAGAAGATGCTACTGTCAACAAGGGTCTTGCCCGCACTAAGGACAAGACCAGAAGCACCTACACCGCTCTTCCACTTCGCCAACTCGCCGGGACGACACCGGAAAACAATGTCATCCCCGTTGATACGAAGCGGAACAGTACGCGAGATCGAAAATCTAAAGGAGAGGTAGTTCTGGAGACACAGCAAAGGGAAACTGAGGTAATTCCCCATAAGCTGCCCGCGCCGTTGTTGAACGACGCGACCTCCAGGATAATGAATCGCCGAAGACAAAGAAAGCATAGCAAACTCCGCGACTTCACGAGGCACATGTCGAGCATTACGAAGAATGCGATTGAGAATATGACATGTCGTCTCTAGCGATAAATTATCAGTGGCACTCTCATAATCGCCACTAACAAAAACCTCTCCTTTGACTTTCTGGAAGCCGGAAAACTTCTTACCTCGGGCGTCTCCTCTCAACAACCACTTTTGCTGGCTCAAGCGGTCGTAAAGTGTCCTATGGAGAGGCCCGAGAACGTGGTGAGAACCGTCAGAGACGGTCACACCACGCTGCTTGCCCCCTGTCTCGACGACCGAATATCTTACGTGATGTTCGGTCGGACAAGGTGCGCCGCCCAGGCAAAGGTCTTCGAACCAAGAAGACCCTTGCTCAGACAACCAACGAGCAGCACCACCGCGTTTGCGAGAGTACTGCAGGCAAGCAGAAGAAGTAGGGGAGTGTGAGAAAACATGCGAAGCGTAGCCTCTATCCCAGCCGACTTGAAAGATCTCATCGATTTCTCGATCGATGAAATCAAAAAAGCCGGGCGGAGGCTTCGGAGCGGGCTCCGACATCAACTTAGCATGTTTCTCAGCTTGACGTGGGTCTGGAGAAGAAGGCAGAGCCTTCCGGGTAAGAAAAAGGGACGCTGAGATCGCCGTCCTTTCTTCCACCCCCAAGCCGCGAACGGCTGGCCACCAGGCGTGGTTTACCGGGTTCTCAAGGAGTCCCACACAAAACTCCTTAACCTTCTTTTCGGGTGTAGCATTCAAAGTGAAATCGGGAACATCAAGTCGGACCGAGAAAATCCGACCAAGTACCGAGGCAACTTCACTGAGAATGCCGGTGCCAGAGGACTGCGTCCTCTCACTAATGCCACGCGACACGTAAAATGTTTGTTGAGACATTCGTTTTACGCACTAGCGGGCCACCTACATAAGCTGCAGGCAGCACTGATATAAGACACTCGGGCGGGTCCCGA